ACATTGAGTGGTCAGTTTGATTTGTTATCTAGACAAGGTGATCTAACAGATTTTAAAGTTACGTCTGCATGGGCCGCACTTGATGCATTGACTAATGGTAAAGACGAATGGGAAAACCAACTTAATGTATTAGATTTTCTATGTAGAAAAAATCAAAAGACATTGACAAGGTATAAGAAAGAAGTCAAAGTTAAATCATTAAACATAATGGCTATACTGCGTGATTGGTCAAAACTAAAAGTTATGCAATCAGACAACTACCCAAGAAAACAAGTTGTTATGATACCTATACGTAGATGGTCAGAAGAAGAACAAGAAAACTATGTACAGGCACGTATTAAATTACATCAAGATGCAGAAAAGTCAGATCAACTTCCGTTGTGTACAGCAAAAGAAAGATGGCGAAAAGAAGATAGCTATGCTCTTATGTTGGACAACAGAAAAACTGCTAAACGTGTATTACCTACAAGAGAAGAAATGGATAAGTACATGAAAGAAAACAAATATGTAGAAGGCCAAGGTTGTAGGGTAGTGTTTCGTGCAGGTGAAGATGTAAGATGTCAGCATTATTGTAGTGTTAATCAGTTCTGTAGTCATTTTATGAATGTGAGTTTCTAGTGAGTAAAAAACCTAAAATCATAAGACCTTTCATTGTTACAAAAGATCCCATGGTTCAAAATCTGTTGCACAAGTTTGCAAAAAGATCAGAAGATGGCATACTTAAATACAAAAAAACTATGGCACAAGCTAATAAACCCATAGAAAAATGGATTGAAGATGCACAAGAAGAAGCATGGGATCAAATTGTATATCTAGAAAAAATAAAATCTTTGTTAACAAAAGTACATTAATTTTAAAATTTATTTCTTTAACATAATCTGTTAATATATGCTGATATGAAAATCAGCGATAATACATCTGTAGCTATGCCAATGCGTAACCTAGTAGCCATAATAGCGGCTGTTGCGGTTGGTACTATGGCCTATTTTAATATAGTAGAACAGCTAAACAAACACTCTACTACGTTAGAGTTGATGGCAAAAGATCAAGAACATAATACAGAATTTAGAATAAAATGGCCACGTGGTGAGATGGGATCTTTACCTGCGGACAGCGAACAATTTATGTTGATAGAAGATCTGTACAAAACCGTAGAAAAATTGGTAGAGAACCAAGAGATGAATATGACAAACAAAGTTAATATAGAATTTTTACAAAAACAAGTAGAAAAGATGCAAGAAGATATTGAAAAGTTAAAAGATAAAGTAAGAGCAAATGGAAGTTACGGACAATGATTGAAACAGTTGTAGCATTATTGATGATAGTAAACAATGAGATTAAAGAACATAGAATACAACCAGCTATGAGTGATTGTCTAAAAGGTAAACGTATTGCTGAAAGACAATTAAAAGGTGGTAGTAATGTAAGATATGAATGCCTACGATCTAAAGCAGAATTAGAAGAAGATAGTTTAGGCAACATACATATTAAAAAGTTAATATTAAAATAATGATAAAGTTTGTTCTTATGTTACAATTATGTGTAAGCGGTATGTGTTATCCACCTTTAACAAATGATAATTTTATTTTTGATACATACAAAGAATGTACAATAACAGGTTATGAAGAAAGTCTAATGTATGTAGGAAACATGGATGATGAATATGTAAACAACCAAAGACCATTAATAAGGTTTTGGTGCATAGAAGAAAAAGTAAAAGAAAAGATTAGCACATGAAAACAAAGAAAAAAATAGTAAGAAAAACAATATCTCATAGTGTAATATCATATAAACTAGATGAGATTAAGGATCTTGTTCATAAAAATTCCAAGGATATAGAGGAGTTAAAGAAACAAGTAGCTATGGGTAAGGGTGGCATAAAAGCTATATTTGTGATAGGTTCTTTAGTAGCATTAATATTAGCATTAATAAAAATGCTTACATTATGGAGGTAGATTATGGCATGGTTTAGTTTAGCAAAAATTGCAGTACAAGCAGGTACACATATATTTAAAAAAAGACAAGAAACAAAAATGATGATGGCAGATGCACAATACAAACACGCCGAAAAGATGGCCAATGGATCTGCTGAATATCAAGGAAAATTATTAGAAGCCAGACAATCAGACTGGAAAGACGAGTTCATATTGATACTGTTAAGTATCCCTATCGTAATGTTAGGATTTGCGGTATGGTCAGATAATCCTGCACACATGGAAAAGATGAAATTATTTTTTGAATATTTTTCACAACTTCCATTTTGGTATCAAACAATTTTTGTGGGCGTGATAGCATCTGTGTATGGACTTAAAGCAACAGATCTAATAAAAAGGAAGTAATATGGCAAGTAAATATCATACTACCAAAGATGGAAAGAAAGCAAGGAAAGGTTTGTATTACTATATGAACCGTAAAAAGAAAGCTGGTACATCTAATCCGAAGTCTAAATCTACGGTTAGTGCAAAGGCATATAAGAACATGAAAGCTGGTTTTCCTAAATTTGGTAGAGCATAGTGGGTTATAGTAAAGAACATAAAAATCCTAGCGGTGGTTTGAATGAAAAAGGTAGAAAGTTCTTCAAACGTACAGAAGGATCTAATTTAAAACCACCTTTATCAAAAGGTAAGAGTGGCCGTAGAATATCGTTTGCGGCCCGATTTGGGGGCATGAAAGGCCCAATGAAGGATGATAAGGGTAGACCTACCAGAAAAGCGTTAGCGTTAAAAAAATGGGGGTTTGCGTCAGCAGAAAGCGCAAGGAATTTTGCAAATAGGAATAAAGCATAATGGATTATAATAATTTAAAAGAACGTATAAAAAAGCATGAAGGTTTTGTAAACAAGATATACAAGGATAGTCTTGGTTTTGCCACAATTGGATATGGCCATCTGGTAACAAAAGCAGATACATATGAAGAAGGTGTAGAATATACAGAAGAAGAATTAAGCAAAGTATTTGACCAAGATTTTATTATAGCTGGACATGGTGCAGAAACATTAATGAATAATTATGAAGTATATGAGATAGACCATGAAGCGAAATGTGTCCTAATTGAGATGGTGTTTCAGTTAGGTATTGGTGGTGTAGGCAAATTTAAAAAGATGTGGGCCGCACTAAAAAACAAAGATTATGGTGAAGCATCATTTCAGATGATGGATAGTAGATGGGCAAAACAAACTCCTTCACGTGCAAAGGAATTGTCATCTATTATGCGAAGTTGCAAAGCATAGCTTTTTCTAGTATACATTGTAGTGTGTTAATTATAGAAGATATAATAACTAATTATGAGAACAAAAGTGAAACACCTGTTGTCAAAGATGTTGTTATCAAAGACGGTGTTGTAACTTTTGTAGATCCTAATGAGAAACTTAAACATCTAGAGGAGTGGATAGACGGTTCACCTGCTATAAACTATGAACAAACGCATACTGGTTATTAGTGATCTACATATACCTTACCATCACAAAGATAGTTTCGGATTTTTACGTGAGATTAAGAAAGAATATAAGCCAGACTTCGTGGTTAATATTGGTGATCTACTTGACTTCCATGCTATATCTATGCACTCTCACGATCCAGACTTATATTCTGCTGGACACGAATTAGATAAATCAAAAGAATACATCAAACAATTAGAAAGTATATTTCCTCAAATGGTAGAGGTAGAGAGTAATCATAGTAGTTTAGTATATAGACGTGCATTAAAGTTTGGTATGTCAAAACAATTCCTAAAAGATTATGGTGAGTTTCTAGGTACAAAGAAATGGAAATGGGTAGATGATCTTACTCTTACTATGTCAAATGGACAAAGATGTTTTTTTACACATGGTAGATCTGCGGATGTATTAAAGGTATCACAAACTATGGGTATGTCAGCAGTACAAGGCCATTATCATACAAAGTTTCTTGTATCTTGGTGGGCCAATCCAGATAATCTTTTCTTTGCTATGAATGTAGGATGTTTAATAAATCAGAAATCACAAAGTTTTGCATACGCTAAAAATTTTAAAACTAGATTTATATTAGGATCTGCAATGATAGTTGACGGTTATCCTAAATTACTTCCAATGGTTCTTAATAATAAAGGTAATTGGATTGGTAAATTAGTTTAAGCGTAACTAGATTTTTTAGTACCAAATTTAGGAAATGACTTTTTCTTTTTAGATTTAGCCATAGCATTCTTAATAGCGTTACTTCTTCTAGTTTCGTAACTAGACATTTTACCGTCTTTATTAAGATCCCCTTTGTTATGTGTTTTTCCGTGTGGCATATTACTCCTTTATTTTAAATCTTTTTAAGCCGCTACCCTAACTAAAATTATTCCTGAACCACCAAAACCAGAAGCAGAACCTCTACCAGATACTTGTTGACTATCTTCAGCACCA